GCTTATAAAATTTTTATCATTTTTTCTCAATTCATATTCAGCATCTGCTTCAGAAATACTACCTGCATTACCGTTAGATTGAAATTCTTTTCTATATAGCACTTTTCTTGCACTTTCAAGTAAAGCAGGGTTTTGTTGTAATCTAGAAATTGAATTATTTACTACTTGATTTGTTTTACTTTTAAGTTTTGCTTCGTTATCTAAAAAATTATTTGATGTTTTTGCAAAAAGTAAATTTTGAATTCCGCTTATGTTAGCTAATTTATTTTTCAAAGGCTGGGTTGTGGAAAAATTATTTCGTCTATATCCTTCGTACGATCTATTATCAAATACGTTTCTCATATGATCTTGCGTTAGCTTATTTAAAAAATTATTTTCTGTAGTTCTATTTTTATATCTCTCATCTTCAATATCAAATGTATTTCCTGATTCTAAGTTATCATAATCAGTCTGCAATAGATTAGTATTTAAGCTACTCGGCTTTTTATCATATCTTATTTCACCAAAACTATCCGGCGATCCTTCTGTAACTTTACCTGCAGAAGTAAACACTGCTTCGTACTGTATAGTAATAGTATTAGCTAACGCTTTGTTACCGTCACTATAGTCTAAGTCATCGTGATCAAATTTGCTTAAAATAGGATTTACTAAAGTGTATCTATTATAAACTCCTCTAGATAGTTGACTAATGTGTATTTCTTTGAAAAAGTGTTTTTGTGGAATTCTAGCATCTAAACCGTACCTACTTAATCCGCTGCTGTATGTATTATTAGGGTTATAACCAGATGGTCTTGCACTATAGTTGCCGTCAACAAAATAGTATTTATAGTAAGCTTGTAATAGAGAACTTGTTAGGCTTTTCTTATCGTCGTGTAATTGTATAGTTACAGGGTCATAAACAATTTTTGTTTGAATATTCTTCTTTTGATTATATCTATTCAAAGTTTCTACTTGAGGCTGAAACTTAGGTAACGTTGCAGTCTTTGCTAGTAAACCTATTTCATTTACACCTAAACCACTAGTTGCAAAAGTAGACGGAAGTAAACTTCTAGCTGCTGGGTTAATTACAAAACTTACATGATATAGAAAAGCAACTTTAGGAGCAAATTCCATATTATTATCAACAAACAATCTATTTGCATGTTCCCAAGATGACAAATTTCCCTTAGGACCGTAGTAACTTTGATTTGTGTGTAAATATGGTGTAAATTTATATGGCATAATATATTTATCCATTAAAAAAGGGGAGTAAAACTCCCCTTAGTTTATAAAATTTTTAATTAATTTTAAACACCGGCACCAGTTGTAAGTGTACCTGAAGTTCTATCTATAGCAGCTCCAATGCCAGCTCCTTGCGGAGTTTGTATTGCATTGTCGTATCTAACGTCTAAACTTACAGTCATAGCATCTGATGTTGCATAGTTAAGCTGATTATAATTTGCACTTGCTAGATAACAACCCACAAGTTCAAATGTTTCTAACACAACAGGATCGTGAATACCATTACCGCCGTCTAAGATTTCTATATGTGTTTGGAACTTATAGTCAATTCCTGACACAGCACTAGCTTGCTCATAAAAATCAAATTGCTTTTGTAATTGCTCACCAACTAACAACTGCACGTTGTTATTAACATCTTCTCTTAAATTAATGCTAATATTTTGCCATTGATGCTTACCGGCCAAATATACTCTACTATTATATGAATGTAGTTCTATTTCGTCAAAGTTTACAGTTGGTCGTGTAACATCAATTACCTGCTTAGTTAATTCTGTAGTAGGCGTACTTACTCCAAAATTTACAAACAAAATTCTAAACCGATATTGTAACTTTGGCATCAAAAGCGCTTGGTTATTAGCGCTTTGATTGTTCGAAAGCGGCACCGTCATTTTGCTTAGTGTACCTACTGCCATATTATATGCTCCTCGTTGTTAATTATATTTAGCCTTTTTATAGATTACCAATCTCACCGGTATTTTTAATACGCAATGGAATGTATATAAATTCAACTGCTTTTACCGGTTCGATTGCAATATCAAGATAAAGCTCATTACGGTCTATTCTTGCTGGAGTATTGTTTGTTTCGTCACACACAACTAAGAAGTCATATAATGCTCTATTACCTACTAGTTCTAATAACAAACTTTCAGCTGATGCTTTAATTTCATCTCTTGTAATTTTATCATTAGGCTCAAATAAGTAAGGCTTTGCAAGTTTCTTTAATTGCTTTCTCATATAAATTATAAGTCTAGCAACATTAATTCTATCAAGTGCACTTGCATTACGTGCTCTAGTTTTTTGACCAAACGCTACTAATCCGCTGCCACTAATAAACGTAATAGGATTTATATTATTCTCATAAAGAGTATCTCTTTGTCCGTTATTCAACGTTATTGGAACAAATTCGCCTTCGTTGTTTATAAAACCAGTAGAACTTGCATTTGTTATACCGCCGCGTCTTGTGCCTGCAGGAGCAAACCAAGGAAATGCAACTTGGTCATTTAAACTCATTGTTCTTAGCATCATGTGACTGGAAGGTACTACAACATCATTACCGAAATTATCGCTTGTAAATCCTGCTGGGTAAAATACTCCCATATACTCATCTCTACTTAATAAACCAAATTCGTCATCTTGTGGTGAATTTGCAGTATTAAGTGCATACGCTTGTAAGGAAGGAGTGTCACTTGATAGTCTAAGTGGAGTATCAGCAACAATAAATGCGGTTAAGTTTCGGTCGAAGTTAAAACTAATCATTTCATTGTTAAGTTCAGAATATCCAGGTGTTGCTAACAAGTTAAAGTCGTATACTTCTTCGTCTCTTATATCTTCATTGTTGTTTATTGCAGCTTGTAGAGCTGTTACAATGACTTTTCTTTGTGCAAAACGACCAAAATTGCCGGCTCCGTTTTCTTTATTTGCACTATGCGTTACCCAACGATGCGGATAGTAATTTGACATATCTTCATCTTGATATCTATCATTATCGTCGTTTAGATTAATATAATTTCTTTCAAATCTTCTTACATTAAATCCGCTTCTGCGTAAATTCCAAAGTAGCATACCTTTTGGATAAAGTGTTGGATCAGGTGCATCGGGATCTAGATAATCACTGTTAAGTAGTGCTGCAATAGTACCGCTAGGTGCTCTTTCTACACCACCGAGTGTGGACCCTCCGTCTGTGCCGTATCTTGCATCGTCAAATAATACACCATCTTCAGTGCTTTGGTCAGTTATATCCCTTGGCGAACCCCACTTTTGTTCTATAGTGCCTAGTATAGTCGAATCATACACATAAATTAACGGGTAATTATCTAAATCAGCAGTACTAATCCAAATATCACCACTTACCAAAGGCGAAGTGCCGTCTGACTGTGTTTCAGGCATCGAAAATCTAACTTGTGGACCATTAGGGTCTGTGTTAGGGAATATATTTCTATAACCTCTCCAAGTTGATCCATCATGATACATTAAATCAACTTCGTCAATTACATTGCTGTACCAAAGCTGACCTTGTTCTGCAATAGCAAATGGTGCAGTTGTACTTGCTGTATATGTAATCGGACGCCATAAAGTAGCTTGATATTGCGCTGGCGAAGTAAGATTGTTTGTGCCGTCTACATATTGTAGGAACGGCATACTTACACTATTAGTAGCACTATATGGCAAGAATCCAATAGTAGTTAACACTCCGTCAGTGTCAACAAACTTTATGTCACCGCCTAGGGCATGACTAATTTTAATTTGGTATAAATCAGTAACTTCAGCACTTACATTAGGCACATTAGCACTGTTTATTGCTTCTGCAATAGCATCAGCACTTGTAACTTGGCTTGCTACTGTTGTAACACTTACTGTAACAGGAGTTGAAAATACATCTTTATTTTCTTCAGTTGCGGACATAGTAAATGACCAAGTTGCTGCTCCTGGGCTACTAGCAGTTATAGCTTCTGTTGTTATAGAAGTTGCACCAGTGCCAACTCTTTCATAAATTCTAAAGTTAACAAGCGGCGGAGTATTGTTATCAACATTAACCTTAGTATATGTTACACCAGCGGTAATATTTATACCGCCGCCTGTTGGGTCTAGTGCCTTTAATGCTTCAGCGTTATTTTTATATGCTAGTGCATCTTTTTCGTCCCATAACAAAGTGCTACTATTCCAAGTTTTTAAAGCAACATTCATGCCTTTATTAGGCTTAGATGTTTTAAGCCACACACTTCCAGTTGGGCGTGAGTAAGTATCAGTAGTTTTCCATTCTGGAACTGTAACATGTCTTGATACTTGCACGCTCGGCGGATAATATGTTCCTGCTTCTAACCCAAGCTGTCCAAGTTTTGTTACACCGTCTGCACCGTCGCCTGCTAATACAATAGGACCACCTAAAGTGCTGTCGTCTGCACCCGAGCTAGAACCATCAGAATAAATTTCTAAAAAACCGTCTACTGCTGAAGCAGTAAGTCCAGTAATAGCAGCTAAATTTATATTTGTAGCAATAGTAGTAACAGAATCACTATTTTGAACTGCAATTGCAGTACCGTTAATAATAATTGTTCCTGCATTGCCAGTAAGCGTTGGTGCTGCTATTGTAGACTTTATAGTTGGCCAGCTAGCAGTCCAAGCCGGAGTACCAATTTCTACCCATGTACCGCTTGTATTTTTAAACCAATAACGTGCTATATCAGTTAATGTTACAACTGCATAAGAACCGATAGCTCCTACTGATCCTTTTGGAGTAAAATCGCTAGCATCATAGTCAGCTACATCTTTGGTTTTATAAATTGTAAGAGGAATTTTGTTAGAAAAAGTTTGGCCGCCTTCAACATTTTTATCACTACC